TGGACACGACATACTCAAAAGAGTTTATTCTCCAGATGGAAAATCGCCAACATTAAACTCAATGGGTGGTGGCAATCGTGAGCCAAAAGTTGTATCAGGAGCCTGGAGAGCCAGGTCCAAAAAAGATGGTAAAAGGGTAGCTTGGAAAGAAACAAAACCACAACAAATGTTGGAGTTGCGTAAGGATCAAAAAAGCAATTCTATTGGCCTGGTGCAAAAAGATAGCGTTGTAGTAAAAGATTTAATTGAAGAAGAACGCATTGTTGTAGATAAAGAAAAAAGACAACTGTTAATCGCAGAAGCTACAAAAAAAGGTTATACAGTTATTGAAGATGGCGATTGTTTTGATATAAGTTATCCAAATTCTAAAACTAGGCGTGGCAGAAATATGAAATATAAGTGCAACGCTTTAACTACTGTTAATCAAAATTACATGAGATTTGAAAATCTGTCATGGCGTAAGCTAACGCCTTTGGAATGTGAAAGATTGCAGACAGTTCCGGATAATTACACAAACCATGTGTCAAACACTAGGCGCTATACCATGCTTGGAAATGGATGGACTATTGATGTTATTGCTCACATTTTGAATAATATGAAACTATGAAGAAAGAAGAATACGATCCAAACGACTTATCCATAAAGAACGCTTACGCTACTCGTTGGATTTGGTATCACACATTATTAGGCTTACTGCTTTTATTTACTAACATACTCTTAATTTCTATTATGGTAATCCTGGCAGTTAAGTTATGAGTTTTGTTAGAAGGAGAAAGAAAAAGAATCGCAAGGCGGAGAAAGAATATAACGAAGCGTTGTGGAAAGCATATCCCAAGAAAAAGGAGAAAGATGAGCAAGATTGATCCAGAACATTATAAATTTGGCGGTGTTGAATGTATTGATGCTATCAAAAGCAGTCTTAGTCCAGAACAATTTAAGGGTTATCTCAAAGCCAGTATCATTAAATATCTATGGCGGTATGAGAAAAAGAATGGTTTAGAGGACTTAGAGAAAGCAGATTGGTTTTTAAGAAAATTAAGATATGAGGTAGGGAATGAGTAAAGGCGACTGGCCCAGACCGGCAAATAAAAAGAAATTTGACGAAGAATTTGACCGAATCTTTAAGAAAGAGAAGAAGAAAGGTGGCGATTCTAAGGAATTAAATGGGTAATCTAGGGTACAAAGTGGAGAATCTAGGGTACTATTTGGCGATTCTAAAGGACAATATCCTATATATATACATATATATAGAGCGAGTTGCTTTAGGCAACTACGCTCTATAATTTATTATGTGGTGGTTAGTAGAAGAAGTAGAGAATGAAAGCGCTAGTGCGTTCGTGCAGACGAGCGTAGCGAAGCGCTATCGTTCGTTCGGAGAAGCGAAAAAGATCGTGTGGAAGTGGTATCGTGCGAACGTGGGGAGAAAAGATTTAAGTCCGGCTAGTAAATTAACTTTATGGGCGATTTGTGAAAGGCATAGATTAGAAACCTGGAGTTCGCATGATAGTAATAGATATTATGCGCTCATGTGCGGTATGAGTCATAAGACAATTAGTAATGCTTTACTTGAATTAGCAAGTGAGGAAAGGAATATCGTTTGGTTAGCAGACGAGGAAAATAAAACGCTCATGCGAAAAAGCAGACGAGGTATTCGCAGACATATTCTTTTGGTTGGCTTGAATAAATTATTAAGAGAAGAACTACCTACCGGAAATCTTTAAGTTCTTTCCACGAATTCGTTTTTTGTGCTTGTTCATCGTGCTAGATGAAATTCTTTTTTTTCTCGACTGAGAAGATTTTTTTTTGATTGAGTTATGTTCTGGCTTTAAGAGAGTTTTTGATCTTTGCATGGCTTAGTGGTGGGAAAACTCTAAGGGGAGAATTATCATTATGAAAAAGAGTTTTCCCACGCTAATTAACTACGATACATTTTATCAAGTTCTATAATCTTTGACACATATAATTGCTTAAATTCTAAAGACTTGGCTTTACGTATAGCAGTCTTTAAATTCGCTCGTCTTTTAAAATATAGCTTCTTATTCATCTTGAAACCAATTGTGTTTGTGCATTTCATCAACTAAAACTTGGCAAGATTCAAATTTGCCTTCTGCATGATGCAAAATTGCTTTACGCATTATGTTTAAATCAATGTTGTTATTTAAAATTTCAGTAAGCCAACCTTCTGGACTATGATAATCATAGTTATCAAAAAACTCAGATACACTTTCAAAACATACTGCTACATCTGATTTATTACCGCTCATTTATTATCTCCTTTTGAAAAAAATATATTGTTAGCATAATCAACCGCTTGTTTTTCGGTTAATCCCTTTCTCAAGCCTTCTTCGACCAAATACTCCAAGTGAGCTTGTACTAAAAAATTTCTACTCATTGATCCTGGCCCCTAATAATTTTTCACAGTAAGCTATTTCTTTCCAGAGTTTTTTAGCAGAGCTTAAACGCATTATTCTTTGTAAATGCCACTCTTGGTTTAACTCGTTGTTTAAATCATAAATACGAGTTTCTAATTGATCTTTTGAAAGACTGTTTAGATATTCTTCGTTCATATTATTTCTCCCTCATACATTTAAACCAGATTTTTCCGCTTAAATCATTATATGTAAGCCAATCCCCTTCTTTAGCATCAAATAAATTATCAAGAAAAGATTCTTCTAAATCCCATTCTTCAGCTAATTCAATCTCTTTAAAATAAATCAATTTTTGTTGGGTATAGTTATGAATAACAAAATACTCATCTTCTAAAGATTCAATATAATAAATTTCATTTTCCGGAACTTCTTCGTTTCCTAAATAACCATCTCCCCAGATAACTAAAAATGTTTTGTTATCTTTGGCTAACTCATATTCTGAGTCATAAGGGTTATATTCGTACATTTTTTCAACTTGCATTTGCATAATTATTTCTCCTCGTTATAAATTGATACATCGACTTCATAAATTTCAAAGTCGTTAAGTTCTTCTGGCTCGTTTCCTTCGCCTATTCTTTGTTCATTGTTATCCTTTAACCACTCTTTAGGGTTATCTGTAAGCGCAACAAATTCTGTTTCGCCATAAGGATTTATATAATCAATTTGATATATTTTCATTATTCATTCTCCTCAAGGTTAGTTTCGATTTCATCATGACCATCCATGAATTCCCAATCTAGTTCTTCTTCGTGTCCTTTTCTTTCCGCATCTTCCCAAGATTCCGCCATGACATGACACTCCTCAATTTTCCTGGTTATTTTTACCAGTCTAAATTCTTTTAATTTATTGTCTTTCATTTTTTCTCCTATAAATCGTATTCAGTTAAAACTATCTCATGTAATTTAATAATTACATCCTCTGGAAGTTGAGCTAAAAGCAATCCAAGTTCATAAGAACTTTTAAACTTTCCGGAATCATGGTTTAAATAAATCCATAAATTAGTTTTATGAACAAATATAATTTGACTTGTTGATGTATGGTTTATTTCTACATCATCTCCAAAAGGATGTTCTTCTAAAATCTCCTCAATATAATTGATAAGACCTTGCAATCTATGTTCCTCTTTATAAAAAGATCTTTTTGCCATTGTTATTTCTCCTCTAATGTTTTAATAATTTTAAATATCTTGTTCCAATCTCCTTCATTTGCTGTCCATTGGTACAAAATAGAATTACAACTACCATGTTTAATGGTAATTACGCCATTTGATAAATCGCAAGTAAAACTTGCGCTTCCTTCTTCTCTCATTTTCATTTCTTCTCCTTTAAAAGTTTATTTAATAAATTGTTCATATCTTCTTGCGTTATATCTTCTCCAATAACATCAGATATATTGTCTAAAAAGTGAACATCATCTAAAAAGTTAAAACACACATCTATTATGTTTTTTTCTTTGTCTGTTAGTTCTGGCATGGTTATTTCTCCTCTAGTGTTTTATCTAAAAGATTATTAACTACTTTTAAATAATTAGAACAATATCTTTTATCAACAGAATCACTTCCACTATGAATTAAATTTATTAATTCTTTGCACTCTTTCCATAAAACATCCTCTAAAACTTCTTTTTGTCTTTTGGTTAATTCCATTTTTATTTCTCCTATAAAATAATTACTAAAGCTATTTCTGTAATCAATAGCATTGTTAAAATAAATATAAATGATATTTTTGCTTTCAAATAATTCATTGTTATTTCTCCTATATATATTCTTTTGTAAGTTCAATTAATTTTTGATCTTTTGGATTGTTCTTAATGTATTTAAGAACTTCTTCAAAATCATCAGTAATGAAAGCATCTCCGCCATCGTAACCATAACAAAGCACAACTTGAAATCTTGGATAATTCTTTTCTCCAAAAATATCCTTGTTGTTTTCTTGTCTTGTCTTTTCATCATGTGAGTTAATCCACACGTGATAAGATTTATAATTATCTTCTTCGGTGCTAAAACTTGGCAAAGAATCATTGTGATAGGACATACATACCCATTCTTTTGGTATGTCTAAATCACTATAATAGTTTCTCCAATCGTCATAAATACTCATTGTTATTTCTCCTTTAAGTTATAGATAGCTTCGTTATATCCGGCAACAAAGCCAAGCATTTCTTGTTTAGAATTAAATCTTTTTAAGTCATGTCCATAGTAATGACCTAAAGTAATAGAATACTCATTAAAAAGTAATCCCTCTTTGTTGATTTTCTCTGCTGTCGCTATATGGTCAAAACCATACTTTTTGCAATTCTTTTGAAATTGTTCACATTGAAAAGCATAGTAGTATTTTTTATCTCCTCTTAGAACAAAAGTAATGTTTTCTTTTGCTTGTTTAAATTCAAGCTCTCTTTCTTTTTGAAAGCGTTCCATTCTTTCTTCTAGTTCTTTAAATGTTTCAGTTGTCATTGATAATTCTCCTTTATTTAGTTAATCAATATGACAATGATACCAGAAGAACAATCATTTACAACCATTTAAAGACACTTTCATGCTCTTTATATAGGTACATTGTTTCTCCAAATTAGTGCTTAAAAGATCAAAAAAATATAAAATAAGCTATGCAAGAGAAGAAAAAAGCCGGAAGAAAGCGCATTACCTTCACAGAGGAACAATTAGAACAAATTGAAAAATTATCTGGTCTAGGTGTTTCAGAACGCTCTATCGCAGAAGTTTTGGGCGTTTCATTAAGTACACTCGCAAGAAGGAAAAGAGATTCTGCTATTTTTGACACCACTTTAAAGAGGGGAAAGATTAAAGCTGTAGCAGAGGTTTCAAATGCTCTTTTTGATTCGGCAACCGGGAGAAGCGGAAATCCGCCCAACGTGTCTGCGCAAATCTTCTTTTTAAAAAATAGGGGCGAAAAAGTTGCGGATTGGTCAGACGTTCAAAAAATAGAAAATACGTTTTCACTTGATGAAATTATAAACTCCGCTAAAAAACGCATACCAGATGCAACCGCAGAACTCAAAAGGGTTGAAGATGTTGATTCTAATAGGGGGCGTTCCTTCTTAGATAGTAAAGAGTCTTTAAATGTTTCTGAATCTCTCCCTTCTACCAAAGCAGAAACATAAATTGGGCGATGAAGTTTTCTTTTCTCCGCTTTATCGCCCATCCTATAAGATCCTGGCCCATAGTAAGCGCTTACTATTGCCAGGACCCCCATTTAAAAGTAATCAGGCCGGCAGCGTACGAGTAACTAATGAGATAATTTTTTTTTAATATTATGAAATATGGAAGCGAAGTAGAAAAAAAACTAATGACCGAACTATGGTCAATGAATATCAAAGATGATCCTTTGAATTTTGTTAAATTTGTCTTTGAATGGGGAAAAGAAGGAACACCCCTTGAAAACTTTACTGGCCCAAGAAAGTGGCAAGAAAAAATTTTGCGAGATATTGGAATACATATACAAAGAAATCAAACTATTGATTTTCCAGAAATGTATCGTTTAGCAGTTGCTAGTGGTCGTGGTATTGGCAAGTCTGCTTTAGTGTCTTGGTTGATACTATGGATGCTATCTACCAGACTAGGATCAACAATAATTGTAACAGCAAACACCGAACAGCAATTACGCTCAAGAACATGGGCGGAATTAGGAAAATGGCTAACTTTAGCCATAAATTCTCATTGGTTTAATAAAACCGCAACAACGATAAGACCGGCACAATGGTTTGAAGAAGCGCTTGTGCGTGATTTAAAAATTGATACTGGATATTACTACGCACAAGCGCAATTATGGTCTGAGGAAAATCCAGATGCTTTTGCCGGTATTCATTCAAGTTATGGTGTTTGTTTAATCATGGATGAAGCATCTGGTATTCCTGCACCTATTTACAGCGTTTCTGAGGGATTTTTCTCTGAGCCAACAGCAGATAGGTATTGGCTAACTTTTTCTAATCCTAGAAGAAATACAGGCCCATTTTATGATTCTTTTCATGGAAAGCGTTCGTTCTGGAAACAAGAACAAATTGATTCAAGAACAGTTGAAGGCACAGATAAAGAGTTATTCCAACAAATGTTAGAACAATATGGCGAAGATTCAACAGTCGCACGTGTGGAAGTATTGGGCGAATTCCCACGTGCTGACGATGATACTGTAATTCCAATGGAGTTAATCAAAGCATCTATTGACAGAGATGTTTCTTTGTCTGCAAGTGCGCCAATTATTTGGGGATTAGATGTTGCACGTTATGGTGGCGATAATTCTGCTCTTTGCGTTCGTCAAGGAAACACAGTTTTAGAAATGAAGTCTTTTCAGTCTATGGATTTGATGCAACTTTGTGGTGCGGTAAAAAATAAATTTGATGATTGCACCGCCTTAGAACGACCACAAGAAATTTTAGTTGATGTTATCGGTTTAGGCTCTGGTGTTGTCGATAGACTTGCGGAACAGAATTTGCCTGTACGTGGGATCAATGTTTCTGAAGCACCGGCAACGAAAAAAAATTATTTAAATTTACGAGCAGAGTTGTGGTTTGGCATAAAAGATTGGTTGGCGCAGCGTGATTGCAGACTTCCTAATGATGATGAGCTTGTTTCTGAATTAGCTGCGCCTATTTACAAATATACATCATCTGGAAAAATAAAACTCGAAAGTAAAGAAGAAATGCGTAAGCGTGGAATAAAATCTCCAGACAAAGCAGATGCTTTAGCACTAACAATGGCAAGTTCAGCTGCTTCCTTTAGTGGCAGTATGTCGTTTATGGGGTATAATTTTAGGCAACCTTTAAAATCCAAAATTATACGCATAGGTTAATCAATGGAATACGACAAAGATAAAGAAGAAAATCAAGAAGAACAGATTGATACAAGAGAATTACAAAGCATCATTAAATCCGAAATGGATGATGCTAAAGACTACATCGACCAAATCGGAGAGTCTAGGGCGGAAGCTACAGAATATTATTTAGGCAACGAGCCTGAAGCAAATAGTTCTTTGCAGTCGGAGTTTATTTCTACTGACGTTCGAGATTCTATTTTATTTATGTTGCCCTCAATCATGCGTACGTTTTTTGGCACGAAAAAAGTCGTTGAATTTATACCTCGTAATGTTGAGGACATACCATTAGCAGAACAACAAACAAACTATATTAATTATATTATTCAACAAAAAAATCCTGGCTTTAAAGTTCTTTATGATGCGTTCAAAGATGCGCTCGTACGAAAATCAGGTTTTGTTAAGGCATTTTGGGATGATAGCATTTCAGCTTCTACACACGAATACACAAATTTAACTAGAGAAGCATACATGGCGTTAGTTATGGATGCTGATGTTGAAATAGTTAAAGAAAAAATTGAAATGGAACAAATGAAAATGATTGATCGTATGACTGGCGAAGAAGTCATGCAAGAAACTCCAGTTAGTTATGATGTAACAATTAGAAGGGTAAAGAAAAAAAATCAAGTTTGTATCGAGTCTATCCCCCCAGAAGAAGTTTTGATTTCTCGTAACGCAAGAAATATTTATGAAGCGCCTTATGTTGCACATCGCATGGTAAAAACTGTAAGCGACTTAGTAGCTATGGGTTATGACAGAGAAGAAATACAACAATATGCGGGATCAGGCTCTAATTTAGATGCTGATACTTACGATGAAATAGAAGCTCGTAATCCTTATGACGACAATGTTTTTGACGACAGAGGAAGTTATGGCAATAAAAATGTTTTATATGTTGAACATTATTTATTTTTTGATTTAGATGGCGATGGTATAGACGAGCGTATAAGAGTTTGTACTGCCGGAGAAGGAATAAATGTAATTAATGTTGAACAATGGGATGATTTACCGATTGTAATGTTTTCTCCTGATCCTGAGCCACATACAGCTATAGGATCGTGTCCGGCAGATTATGTTATGCCAATACAAAGAGCTAAATCACAAATTATGCGTGATACTTTAGACTCTTTGGGCCATTCAATTTTTCCAAGAATGGGTGTGGTTGAAGGACAAGTTAATATTGACGATGTACTAAACACCGATATAGGACAACCAATTCGTATGAGAGCGCCAGGTATGGTGCAACCTTTTTCAGTACCTTTTGTGGGTAAAGAAGCCTTTCCGGTTTTAGGATATTTAGACGAAGCAAAAGAAAACAGAACTGGTGTTTCTAAAGCAAGTGCCGGTTTAAACGCTGAAGCTCTGCAAAGCACTACTAAAGCTGCGGTATCAGCTACTATGTCTGGTGCGCAAGGCAGAGTTGAGTTGATTTGTCGTCATTTTGCCGAAGGTGGCATGAAAGAATTGTTTGGTTTGGTAAATAATTTAGTTGTTAAGCACCAGGAAGGACAAGATATGTTTAGACTTAACAACGAGTTTATCCCAGTTGATCCTCGTTATTGGGATTCTGATAAAGATATTTCTATTAATGTTGCAATTTCTAAAAACAGCGATGAAGAAAAAATGATGGTGCTAAATAACTTAGCAAGTAAGCAAGAACAAATTTTACAACAGTTAGGCCCACAAAATCCTTTAGTAAATTTACAGCAATACTCAAACACACTTACTAAAATGATTGAGTTAGCAGGCTTTAAAGATGCGCAAAGTTTTGTAAATACTCAAGTTCCGCCTATGCCCCCAATGCCAGAGGAACAGAAACCTGATCCTGCGGAATTATTAGCAGAAGCAGAAATTCAAAAATCAAGAGTTCAAGCGCAAAAAGCTGTATTGGATGCAGAAACAAGTCGTATGAAAATTATTATGGATGATGATAGACAGCGTGATGAAGCTGAAGCCGATATTAGAATAAAAGCTGCTGAATTAGCAGCTAAATATGGAACGCAAGTTGATATTGCTGAAATAAACGCTCTAATGGAACGAGATAGAGAAACTATAAGGCAAGTGGCAAAAGTTGAGTCGCAGGGGTTGTTTGACGATGACTTCAGTATCTCCAGTTAAACTTTATCATTTGGAATGTGTAGTTGGGGAACACGTTTATATCGGCACAGATATTAAAGCTCGTAGTTTTGAACAAGCAAAATCATTTATGAAATTTTTATTTAAGGATAAAATAGAAGCTGATACTGAAATATTTTTAATTAAAGAAACAACTTTGCACTAATGACAGATTCAAGACTAAAACAAGCAGGTGTGTCTGGGTATAATAAACCTAAAAGAACACCAGGACATAAAACCAAATCACACATTGTCGTTGCTAAAGAAGGCGACAAAGTTAAAACTATTCGTTTTGGACAGCAAGGAGTAAAAACCGCAGGTAAACCAAAAGCAGGCGAGTCAGCAAAACAAAAGGCTCGTAGAAAATCTTTTAAAGCTCGTCATGCAAAAAATATTAAAAAGGGGAAGATGTCAGCAGCTTACTGGGCGAATAAAGTAAAATGGTAAGAAAATTTAAAAAAGTACCAAAGACCAAAGGCGGTGTTCCTAAGAAGTATGTAAAAGGCGCAAAAAATCCAAAGGCTAGGGAGAAAGAAATAAAAAGAACTGCTAAACTATACAGACAAGGTAAATTAACACCGGCTATGATGAACAAAATATCTAAACAGAGAA